CGCCGGTGAGCACGTCGAAGACGGTGCCCGCGTCGGCGATCTCCACCTTCAGGCACACCAGCGACGAATCGGTCACCGCAACAGCCCGAGGGTGCCGCCGTTGGCGCGCTTCGTCCGCACCAGCGACTCGTCGATGACGCGGCCGTCAAGGATGACCTGCACCTGTATCGGCCGTTCGCCGCCGCCGTCGGTGACGGCCTTCCACTGCTTGTCGGTCAGCACCGGCTCCGGCCCGCCGGTGCCGTTGAACGCGAGACTGTAGCCGGGCTGGAGGTAGCCGCCGGAGTCGAAGCTGAGGACGCTGCGCGGGTTCACCGGGCGGCCATTCTGGTGCGTCTCAAAGTGAAGGTGAGGGCCGGTGGATTGACCGGTCGAGCCGACCGCGCCGATACGCTGACCGGCTCGCACGATCTGACCTACCGAAGTCGCCAACTGCGACATGTGCGCGTACAGCGTCTTCAACCCGTTACCGTGGTCGATTGTCGCCATGATGCCGTAGCCGCCGGTCAACGCTTGGTTGCTGGTGGTCATCGGGATAACCCTGCCGTTGGCGGCGGCAAAGATCGGCGTACCCGTGGGCGCGCCCAAGTCGATGCCGAAGTGGCGCGGGTCCGCACCAGAACGCATCCACTCACTGGTCACCGCGTAGGTGTTCAGCGGGCGTTGCACCGCACCGCGCGGACCCTTGTACTCACCGGTGACGCTGGCGTCCTCGCGGTCGCCCCACTTTGCCGCCTGGTCGAGCACATGCCGCATCCCGGCCACCACCACGTTCGGTGACCATTCGCCGCCGTACAGCCGCTCCAACGTGTCCACCGCCGGGGTGCCGACGAACCGGATAGCCGTGCCGGCGCCGCGCGCCAACACGTCCTGGAACCAGTCCGGCACGATGTCGCCGATGAAGTTGCCGATGCCGAAGCCCTGCTTGCCAGCGTTCAGCGCCTCCAGCCACACCCGGTTGGCCTTGGTTGCCTGCGCGTTGACCACGAACTCGCCGTTGGACAGCATCGCCGGGACACGGTCGTCGCGCGGGCCGCCCGGGCCGGTGACGTAACCACCGTCGGCGTAGGCGCCGATGGACAAGAAGCCCAGGCGCACCGAGTCGGAGAACTTGCCGAGCACGTTGTTGATTGGGATCACCATGTTGCGGTTGATCCAGCCGAACATCAGCGAGATCGGCCGCTTCACCGCGTCGGTGACGCCGCCCCAGATGGCGCCGATGTTGGCCACCATGTTTGTGAACAACGTGGACACCTGGGTGCCGAGGTTGCCGAACCAGCCCGTGACGCCCGACCACAACTCTTGCGCCTTGGCGATAGCCGCGTCCTTCATCTGGGTGAACCGCGTTATGACCGCCTGCCATGTCTCGGACACCCGGTTAGAGATGGAGTCCTTGACCGACGTAAACCAGCCCGTGACGCCCGACCACAACTCTTGGGCCCTCGCCACTGCGGCGTCTTTGAGCTGCGTGAAACGGGTCGAGACGACCGCCCACGCCGTCGTGACGGCGTTGCTGATGGAGTTACCCGTCTGGGTGAACCAGCCGGTGACGCCGTTCCACAGTTCCTGCACCTTGGCGACGGCGGCGTCTTTCATGATTGTGAACTGGGTGGACACGATGGCGCCGGCGGCAGCGACCGTGGCGCCCACCTTGGCCTTGAACTGCTCCCACCCGTCAGCCATGCCCTGCAACGACGACGTCATGGAACTGATGGCGTTGCCCAGCACCTCGGGCAGCCCGGCGAACACGGTGCCGAGTCCCTTGGCGCCGTCCTTGACGAACTGGAACGCCCGCTCCTGCACCATCAGGTCGTCGTTCGTGGTGCGTACCGAGTCGCGGTACTCAATCTGCTGCTTGGTCAGCTCGGGCAGTTGGGTGTTCTGCGACACCGCGCCACCCATCACCGAGTAAGTACCCGCGGGCGTCATCGGGTTGCCGCCCTGCTGCTCAATCTTCGACACCGTGGCGCCGGTAGACAGTTGCTGCGTGGCAATGCCCAACCCGGCGACGAACGCGATGACGCCGCCAGCGGGGCTAAATACAGGCGTCAGTGCGCGCAGCACGGGCACCTTTGATAACGCGCCGCGCAGACCGCCTGCGGCCGCGCCACCAGCGGCAGCGCCGCCCGCAGTCCTCGCCGCGCCGCCCGCAGCACCACTGGCCGCGCCACCCACGGCGCCATTGACGTTGACGACGCCCGCGGTGATCGTCATGAACTGCTTGAAGAAGTCCGCCACCGAGAACGCCACGGACAGCACCCCCGTGGTCTTCGCCACGGCCAGCAACGCCAACAGTTGCTGGACTTCTGGCGGCAACGATTTGAAGGCGTCCCACATGGCGCCCGTCATGCCGCCGACGCGCTCCAACGCGCCAGCCACACTTTCAAACGTGTCCTTGATTTCCGGCCAGTTGTCCTTGACCGCCGACGCGACGCCCTCCAACGACTTCTTGATTTCGTCCCAGCCGCCCATTTCGTCAATGACCTTGGCGACTTCTTCGCCGAACTTCGCCATCCGCGCCTGGATCTCGGGCATGTTGGCGTTGATGTCGTCGGTCATGTCCGACAGCAACTCGTTAAGTTTCGGCAGCACCGCCTCGGCGATGGGCGTCAACGCCTGACCGGCGGCGGCAGCGAAGTCCTCGAAGCCCGACTTCAGGATCTTCGTCTGGTTCGCCATCGACCCTTGCGTGTTGGCGAAGTCGCCCTGCGTCTTGGCGGTCTGCTCCATGATGAGCGAATAGCGGGCCATGACCTTCTGCTGCTCGGTCAGTTCGCCGGTGCCATCCCAGATGCCCGTAGCCAGCGCGTGCGCCTCCACCGCAGCCGCCGACAAGTCGATGCCGTATTTGCGCAGCGGCTCGGTCTCGCCCGCCAGGCCCGACTGGAACAGCGTCGCGGCCTCGGCCACGTCCAGGTTCATCACCGAGGCGAAGTCGGCGGCGCGCCCAGTCAGGTCACCCATGACCTTGCCCACATCGCCACCGTCACCGGCGACAGTCGTGGCGAAGTTGGAGAACTGCACCGCCAGCGAGTTGAACTGTGACCGTGACAGGCCCACCGTCTTCACCGACTGCACGCCGAGCGCGTTGATGGAGTCCGCCGCGTCGCCGAACGTCACATTTACGGCGTTGATGGATTCGTCCAGGTCGGACGCGGCACGCGCCGCCTTCACCCCGAACGCCACCGTGAGCGCCCCGGCGGCTATGGCGCCGTACTTGGCCACCTCACCCAACTTGGCGACGGCCTGGCGGCCCATGTCGCCGAACTTCTTGTTGGCCGCGTCCGCTGCATCACCGAGGCTACGGAAGTTCTTAGACGCCGACGCCGTACCCGGCCCAGTCTTGTCGCGGGCAAACAGGTTCGCGTACAGGTCAAGATTCGCCACCGCCACCGCCTCCCAACTGCTTGATCAGGTCGGATTGTTGGCGGCGCGTCAATTCGTGCTTGGCGAACGCCAGGTGATGCTGGTAGCGGGCGTAATTCCACCCGAGGATCTCCGGCAGACCCACGCCGTACAGCAGCCGGAACACCGGCTCCCAGGCGCGAACCTCGTGCTCTAGGGAGTCGTCGCGTCCTCGGGTGTGAAAGTAGGGTCCGCCTCCGCCTCACCATCGGCGGGCGGCTCCACCTCGGTACGCACGTTCAGTTTGAACATGGGCACGTCCACGTCACCGGGCTTGCCGATGTTCTCGCCCGCGCGAGTGAACCCCAGCCACGCGAAGAACTGGATCGCCTCCGGGTCCGACTCGCCCATCATCTCCAGCCAACCGGCCGGGGTGACGCCGAGAAACTTCTTCAGCACGATGGCCTCGGCGGTGGTGATGTCCTCATAATCCACCGCGTAGGTCTTGCCGTCGTGGTCGAACAACCACGTTGACTCTGCACTCATAACCGAATCCCTACCTTCGTTGTTGTGTGTTACTGCTTCGCGGCCTTCTCCATGAGGAAGGCTGCAAGTTCTAGCCACTCGGCCATCTCGGCTTCGATGGCTTCGCGCACCGCCGGGCGGTGCTCCCGCACCGGCTTGTCGAACCAGCCAGGCGTGAACGTCTGCTCAACCCACACGTCCCGGTTGCCGAACACGGGGTGGCGCCACTTGCCTCGGTTCATGTGCCGCGGCAGTTTCTTCTGGTCCCACGGCAACGCCGACGTGCGCTGGATGACGCGCACCCCGGCACGCGGGCCCGATGAGCGGTTGTTGATCTGCACACCCTTGGCAATGGTGGCGCGCAACCCGGCGCCGCGCAGCGCGCGGGCCTCCATCCGCTCGCGCTTCGTACCCGTCGCCGACCCGTACGCCTTCGACTTCGACAGCGACTGGTCAGCGCGCGCCGAGCGACCGCTGGACGCCCGCACCTTAGTGTCGGTACGTCCAGCGGTCACCGAAGTGCGCAGCCGCGGCACAATCGGCTTCGCGGCCTCAGTAATGGCCTTGGTCATCATCGAGCGCAACTCCTTGGAGCCGTACTCCGCCAACCAGCGGCCCACGCGGGCATAGTTCGGCGAATCGAAGACGACCTCGGCCATCGGACTACAGCGCCGTGTCAGTCGTAATAACGTTGATCTTCGGCAGGTTGGTGCCGTCGTACTTCCAGGTGTAGTTCCAGTCAGTCGTGAGTTCACCGATGCCGTCCACGCCCTGCGCCGCAGCGTCAAGGGTGACACCGGGCAGGGTGAACTTCAGCGTCTGCTTGGTGGTGGACTCGATCACCGAACCCTCAAACAGCCACACAAGCGACGGCTGCGTGCTACCGACCGCCAGGTCCTCGAAGGTGGCCTTGGCGGTCCAGTCCGCGGTGATCGAGCCGGTGATCTCGTAGAGACCGTTGATGACCGGTTCAGCCTTCAACCCCGCACCGCAGGCGTTGAAGTCCTCGGTGTCGAGGCTGCGCGCGATGGACATGGACACACTGCGAACCCCGGCCACGTTCGTCTCGGAGTTGAACGTGCCCATCTTCAGGCACATATCCACGCCGCGCCACGGCGACGTGCTCGGGTACACCGCGGTGGCGATGGCGGTGGTGTTATCCCAGTCCTGCCCGTCGAACTCCACCGACGCGGTGAGCATCCCACCGACCTCGGCGGAGAACTCGGCTGACGTGACCTTGCCGCCCTTCAACGTCGCGGGCACCACCGTGCCGGCGCGCGTAGGACGCCCGCCCTGCAACGTGAGGCTCTTGCCGTACACGTCGCCGAGGGTGTGCGCCTGCTCGTAGGCCAACGTGCCGCCGGACTTCAGCGCCGACGTGGACGTGCCGCCGGTGATGGCCTCCAGCAATCGGCCCCACCCGTTCTTCGTCACCTCAGCCGACAGCGACGCGGTGGCGGCGCGGGTCGTTTCGACGTAGTGGCTGCCCATCGGGCCGAGCAGACCGGCCTGGATGCCCTCACCCTGCGCGCGGTTACGCACCGGGGTGATGGAGAAACCGGTGTGGTGAATGAACTTGTTGGGCGTCGCGGCGGTGCCGTACGCCGATTCGGCGGCGAAACCGAACTGTGACTTGATGCCTGAGCCGGGCATGGGTTACTCCTTCTCCTCGGCCTTGGCGGCCTTCTTGGTGGTGGTGGTGACCGCCTCGAACAGCGGCTCGTCTGGGCACACGTCGGCGGTCTGCACCACCGTGTCGCCAGACAGTTCGACCACGTCGCCGGGTTCGACGAGGCGGTCTTGGATGAAGGCCGGCGCGGCGCCGACGTAACGGAACTTCGACATGTAGGAGTCTCCTTAGATCACTGCGGTGTATTGGATGGTGAAACTGATGGCGCACGCGCACCCCGCGTTGGTCTGCCCCAGACGCACCGAGGCGTTGCCCAGCTCGACGCGCAGCACCCGCTCGTCGCCCACGTCGATAGATCCGCGCAGCGTGTCGGTGATGGTGTCCAACGTGGCGAACGCCCGGTCGGTGGTGGCGCGCACCGCCAGGTGGTCGCCGTCGAAGGCCCACACCTCGCAGCGAATCGCGCCCGTCTCGTCACGCCACGACGCGGTGCCCGCCATCGTGCGGTAACCCTGCTCGAACTCGCCGGATTGGCCGTCCTCGTCGTCGGCGGCGCCACCCAAGATCACATAGTCGGTGATCTTCTCGCCATCGTTCGGGACGCCGTAGGACACCGGGCACGCCAGCGCCGCGTCAAGCAGGTCGTAGACGGCGCCTAGAACGACGTTCCAGCGGGACGGCACCACGTCAAGCAGTGGCATATCAGCCGAACCCTGGGATGCGGTAGGCGTCCCACAACTCGGACACCCGCCGCGGCAACGAGAACGACATAGCCGGGTTCCACTCGTCGGCACCCACACCCATGCGGATGGTGCCGCGCTGGGTCTGCCACAGGTGCCGGGTCATTTCCAAGATGCCCTGCCGGATCGGCGCCGGCGGCGCGGGATACCCACAGACCGCGGTAACGGTGAGGTCGCCCTGCCACGCGCCGGTCGGCTCGATCACGCCGGACGCCTTCCACACCAGGAAGTTGTCGGCGCTAATCGTGTCGCCGTCGTCCACCAGTGACGACACCGACAGGATCGGCACGCCAGGGAACGTCACCGCACCACTCGGGCGGGTGAACGTTGCCACCACGGTGCGGCGCCCGAACACGCGGCCGGTGTACGCCTCACCAGCCTGGGAGGCGGTGTCAAGGAACGCGCGCAACTCCTCATCCGACGTGTCGGCGGCAATGGACAGGTAACGCTTCAGCGCATCGAGGGACACCGGAGGAATCAGCGCGTCGTCGCGCACCTCCAACGAGTCGCGCCACGCGCTCGCGTTGGTCCCGGTCGCGGTCCACTTGATGACGTGGTGACCGACCTGGGTCGCGCTGAACGCCGCAGAGTATTTACCCGTCGCCGGGTTCGTCACCAGCGGGGTGATGGTCGTACCGTCGGGCAGGATCACCGTCAGCACCACGGCGCCGGCGTTGGCCAGGTCGCCGTCGGCGTCGCGGATCTCCGCGCCCAACGTGATCGTGTCGCCGAGGTCGTAGATAACGGGCTGCTCGGTCACTTAGTCGCCTCCCGTCATCGTCGCGGCGCGCTCTACCGGCGCCAGTTGCGCTTCGGCCTGGTCGGCGGTCAGACCCGCCACAGCGGTCTCCACCTCGGTGAACGTCTGCGGGGCAAGGGCCGCCTCGATCTCATCGAAGGTGCCCCAGCCGTGGACGCCGCGCGCCCCGCGCATCGTCGGCGTCGGCATGGTGCTACTTCCGCGCCCGGCGCGTCGGCTTCAACGCCGCCGCCGTCTCCGGTTCGGGTGCCGCGGCGGACTCTGGCGCGGCCTTGCCAGGTTTGGCCACGGCCAACCCGGCGTCGATCAGTTCGGCAGCCTCGGCGGCGCTGGTGGACAGCACCTCACCGGGGGCGGGCCAGTCCACACCGTCACGGGTGCCGGAGATGCGCGCCCGCATGATTACTTCAGCCATCGTTGGGCCTCCTCGTCGTCGTGGTGGGCGGTGAAGCCTGGCGGGGCCGGTGCGTAGGGTCACCAGCCCCGCCAGGCGGTCAATCCGTCGGGTTAGGCGGTGCCGCCGACGAAGTGCTTCACCGCGCCGGTCTGGTCGGCGAGGATGCCGTCACCGCGGACGATGCACCGGAAGGTGGTCAGGTCCGTGTTGAATGCGAACTCCTCAGACCGCTCGAACCGGACGCCACCGGCAAGGCGGGTGACGTAGGCGGAGAAGTCACCGAAGAACACCGACTTAGCCGAGGCGGCAACCGCGGCGATGTTCGGGTCGGTGTATACCGGCTTGCCCAGCAGGGTGTCGGGCTGGCCGAGTTGAAGCGAAGGCTGCCAGAGGTACTGCTTCTGGTCGTCCTTCAACTTGCGGATCAGGCCCAGGGTGGCGTCACGCATCAGCCAGGCGGCGCCGGGCTGGTCGCGGTACGGGCTGATGACCGAGAAGTACAGGTCGATCAGGTCATCAGCGCTGAACGCACCGGCAACGCTGTTCGCGCCGGTCTTGCCCATCGTCGATGTCTGCGCCACGCCCGAAGGCTTGGACGAACCGTTACCCACGGCCAGGTCGGCACCGAGGGCGTTACCCACGGCACGGCCAGCCTGACGGGCCAGGTAGCCCTCCAGGTCCACGCCGGTGTCAGTCAGCAGTTCGCTGGACACCTGCATAAGTGCGGCGTACTTGTACGCACCGAGGGTGCGCTTGGCGAACGCCGGGTCAGACTCGGGGGTGATGGCGTTGCCTTCAGCGATGAGGGCGCCGGTGGAGTGGGCGGTGGTGACCGGCCATTCCAAGTTCTCGCCGCTGTCGGTGGTGATCACCGTCGAGATGCGCGCCACAGTGGCGGTCTCGATCAGGTGCTCCATGAGCTGCGACACGAACCCGGTGGGGACAGTGTTGCCACCGGCGGTGGCGCTGCCCTTGGTCAGGTCGCGCTTCTCCCACGCGGCGTGAAACGAACGCTCCTCACCGGACAGGAACGACCGCAGACGGTCGGACACGCCACGCTCGGCCGGGGCAGAAGCGCCCGCGGTCTCGATGGGTGCCATGCTCGCGCGAATGTCGGCCTCACGGGCTTCGATGTCTTCGGCGCGCTTGATGCGCTCAGACAGCGAATCCAGGTCGGCGGTCATCCGGTCGTAAGAAACTTGCTCTTCAGCGGAGAGGTCGCGCCCCTCAGCCTCGGCGGCGTCGATGAGAGCCTTAGCCTGCTCCCACACGTGCGCCCGTCGCTCGTGCAATGCGCTACGCATGCCGAACTCCTTTCGGTTAGGTGTGTATTGGGTGGGTGTGCGGGCCGTGGCTCGGCTGGTCGCACGCCGACGCACCGGCACGGCGGGGTGGTTGTCTACCTGCCCCGGCGTCCGGTGGGAATCGTCGGAAGTATTCGGCTATTGCCAGTTGCCGCAGCGCGGCGGTAATGTTGGTCGTGCAGTCGCAAGCCGCAAGGAACTACGACTGCCTGTGAACTCGAAGTGGTGAGGAATCAGACGCTGCCCCGGTGGGGACAGTGAGGTGGCGCCTCACACAGCCCAAGGCCCGGCTTTCGAGTCGGGCCTTTCTTTATGGGAGGCGCAGCGCCTCAAGGTCCAGCCGTGCCCGCAGCAACGCCCGCGGCGCAGTAGCGGCCGGGGCGAGGTCAATCACGGTCGGTGTGGCAAGGCGTGCGGCGATCTCGCCGCGCTCGGCCAGCGCCGGCACATCGGCCGGGTCGGCGTTGATGGCGTGCGCCAGGGACCGGACCGCGCTGGACGTGTCCAGATACGCCGGGGTGTTCACCGGCGCCACGTCCACCAACTGCACCGCCAGCAGCGTCCGCAGCGGGAACCCCTGCTCGGTGAGCGACCACTCCTCATCCATCGTGTAGAACGCGAACGACGACTGATGCACGTCGCCGCGTTGCGCCAGCGCGTACAGGTCGCGGGCGGTCTGCGTGTCCGGCAGCCGCACCTCGTACTCCAAGCCCTCGTCGTCCTCGCGCAACACCAGCGTGCCGCTCGAGGTGCGACCCAACAGGGCATTGTCGTCGTGGTTGTACCGGGCCAACACGTCGGCGCCGTCGGCCAGCGACTTCGCCACCGCCGACCGGCCCACCTGCTCCACGAACCCGCCAAGGTTCTGCGAATACCGCATCCATTTGAGCGCGTAACCGCCGATGGTGCCCATGCCGTCACCGGCGGCGCGAACCTCCACCGTTCCCGGCGTCGTGCGGGTCTCCAACGTTTTCATGCCTGCTCCGTAACGCTCGTGCCAATCGGTAGGTTGGCGCCGTACTGGTTGATGATTTCTCGGGCTTCGGATGTGGTGAGCACCTTGCCCACGCCCGGGTACACCTTTTGGATGGCTTCGGGCAGCGTCAGCGTGCGCTGCGTGTCGCCGTAGTTCGCGCCGCCCACTCGGCCTTTTCGTCGTCGGTCAGCGGCGGGCGGTCCTCGATGGCGCGTGCTTCGTCCAACGTCTCCAGGCCCATGTCCAACGCCATCTTGTGAACCTCGTGGCGCGTCTTCGTGTCGGTGCGAATCAGCGCATCGGCGTTGAACTTGACGAACTGGCCAGGCGGCAACAACGCGGTAAACACCTGCTCCAGCCTCGTGAACCACGGCCGCAACGTGTGAGTAATCAGGTCAATGGTCTGCTGTTCGGTGGTGGAGTACGTCAGCGACGACCCCGTCTCCCCGCCGATCTTCTCCGCCGGCACGCGGAACACCGCGGCCACCTGCGTCGCGGACGCCTTGATGGCGTCCAAGAACGCCGCGTCAGCCGCGCTCACGCCGATCTGCGAAATGGTCCAGTCCGCACCGAGCACCACCGGTTCGCCGGTGCGCACCGCGGCGCGGTAACGCTCCTTGATCGCCGCCGACTGCTCCGCGTTCAACGCCTGCGCGGTGTTCTTCAGCGAGTGCGACGGCGTGGTGCCGTTCTTGTACCAGTCCTTCGCCGACAGTTGCGCGTACAGGCCCAGATCCACCGTCTCGGCGAACTGCCGAATCGGCGACATGCCCTCGATGTAGCCAGGCCGGGAAAACCCGACCACATGCACGATGTCCTCACGTGGCACCCGCACACCGCGCACGATGTACTCGGGAAACACCCCGGTCTCGTCCACGGTCACGTCGTCGGGGTGCAGCCACCACACCGACGTGGGCGTCCCGGCACGGTCACGCCCGGCCGCCATGCCGTAGGCGTTGCCGCGCAGCAGCAGTGACACCATCGCGCGGTGCAACCAGTCCAGGCGCGTCCCAATCACCGGGTCGAAGAACGGCGCCGCCGGGACACGTTCACGCACCCCGCCGCGTTCGGCGTACTGATGGATGGGCAGCGACGCCACCGCGTCGGCGATCAGCGACACGGCCGCGTACACCGGCACCAGGCGCAGCGCCCGCCCCTGCGGGTCACCGGTCAGGCTGCGGAACCCCGCGGCCGTATCCGAGAACGCATCGGTAGAGATGGCCCGCTGCTCGGCCCGCCGAAACAGGCTCATCCTGCCGCCTGCCAACTCGCCAGACCCACCAGCAACCCGGCAACGATGAACGCCGCAGGCACAAAGATCATGGCAACACCGGCAACGATCAGCGCCGCAGCCACCACGTCAAGGATGGTCGTCACCCAACCCGGCATATCCGACCTCCTCAGAACACACTCGAAAGAACGTCATAATCGGTGGGCTGGTGCGACTTGACCGCCCACACACCCACCGCCCACGCCACTAGGCCCGGAATCGGCACACCGGACGTCTTACGCCCGTCGAACGTCCACGCGCCCTCGGGCCAATGCCGCGCCTCAGCCGCAGCCACCGCCGCCGACAACGGCTGCGCCACCTGCACACGCACCGCATCGTCGGCCAACGCCTGACCCAGCCCGGTGCAGGCAGACTTCCAATCCGCCAACGCCAGACCGTGCACCTTCACCCCCGCGGCCTCGATCTCCTCGGCCACATCACGCGCACCACCCACAGACATGAACACACCGTCAGCGCCGAACCGCTCCACGTCGCCCTGCAGCTGCGCCGGCAACCAGCGCACACCCGGTTCCTGCCGCCACAGGATCGACGTGGGCACGCCGTCCTCCAGCCACGTGAGTACCACCGCCGCGACCCGCTCCCCACCGGGGATCTGATGCACGTCAATGGACACCGTGGCGTGCTGCGGCAACGTCACATGCGCCACACCCACCGATGCGTAGCCGTCAATCGACAGCGCCGACTCGGTCTTCGCCGAGGACCACACCCCGAGACGTTCACGGTCGAACGCATCCGGCGCCATGCTGCGGAACTCCGCCTCGATGGTTTCCGGTGACAACCGGAACCCCAGCGACGGATTCGCCGCCGCCCACGACGCCGGGTCGGCCCGGTCAAGACCGGATGCTTCCCACTCGTGCAGGCACAACCGCGACGCGGTGCCCTCATGCCCGGCGGTGCGGAACCTAGCCAGCACCACCGACTCGGCAGTACCCGCCGACGACGACAAAATGATCTGCGGGTTCGGCCTGGCCGACACCGTCGGCAAGATCGCCGACCACGAATCGTCAGACAACACCAACGCCTCGTCCAAGATCACCAAGTCCGGTGAGAAGCCGCGGAACGCCGACCGAATGTTGTTGGTGCGCGCCACGAAGTGAACCTTCGACCCGTCGCGCGTCTCCACCGACTCCTGGCCGTTGGCCAGGCGAATCTTCGCCGTGCGCCGCTCCAGCGCCGGATTAGCGCCGATCACGTCACGCACGATGCCGAACACCTCACGCATCGGCTTGGAGTCGTGCGCCGAAAACATGATCTTCCGCTCATCGGGCAGCATGAACAGCCCCACCAAGATGCGCGCGGCCAAGATGAACGACTTACCGTTCTGCCGCGGCACCAGCAGCACCGCGTCGCGGTGCGACCAACGCCCACGATCCTCGGCCAACCAGTCGGCCAGAATGTCCAACTGCCACGGGTCCAGGTGCAACCCCAGCGACGCCAAGAACCGTGCCGCGTCGTCGCCGTAGGTGTAATCCGACGGCCCCACCAGGCGGTGCGTCGGTGTCCTAGCGCCCCGCAGCACGGCGCGCCGCCAACTCGTCCAAGATCGCGTCAGCCTCGTCGGTGGCCTCCACCTCGGAACCCTCCGCCCACTGCGCCGCCAACGCCAAGCCACGCTGCTGCGCCGCCAACGCCCGCACCCGCACACCCTCGGACGCATCACCATCAGCGATGTCGCCCAACGCCTCGATGTTCGCCCGCAGCAACGCCGCGGCCTGCTCCCGGCTCAACACCGCGGATCCCGGTAGAACTCGGTCAGGCTGCGCGCGCCACGCCGCGCATTGCACGAGATGTGCGCCGGCGCCAGATTCCGCAAGTCGTTGCTGCCGCCCTTGGATCGCGGAAGCAGATGGTCAACGGAATCCGCACCCGGCGCCCCGCACAGGTGGCAGATGTCCGACCGCTGCAACACCTCGGCACGGACCCGCTGCCACTCCGACGTGCGCAACCCGGCGTTACCCATAATCGCCTCCCTACGGCCAAGTGGGGCGCGTGCCCTATATCGGTGCGATATTGGCCCACTAGTGGGGCGCAGACGGCCCCTAACGCACGTTTTTGAGGCACCCCACCCTATTCGGGGATATTTTTTTTGCGG